ATGAATAAAATTGAGAAAAGTAATTCACTTGGCGATTTAGTAACACTGAATCAAATGTGCGAAGCAACAAATCTTGGCTCAAGCACAGTAAGACGTTTGGCAAGCGAAGCGGCAGCCGTCCGCAAAATCGGAAAGTCTTACAGAATCAATCGTAGAATTTTCCTGGACTATATAGAAAAAATCTACGGTTAATCACATCAAAAATCACATCTCTTACAAATGATAAAACTGGTTAATCTACCAGATAAATCCACTTAAAAATAATTAACAAAACAAAAATCGAATAAAAGGAGAGGATTGCGAATAAAAGAAGATTTTGAAGTAATTAAAGAGCAGATCGGCATTGAAACGATTGCAGACCATCTACTGGAGAAAGACGGACGACTGTACAAGTTTCCCGGTGAGAGAACTGGAAGCATCCACATTTATGAGGGGTCACGGAGCTTTTACGATTTTGGACGATGTGTCGGCGGTGATGTGATAAAGCTGTGGAGCCATATCAGAGGTTGTGACAATTGGACAGCTTTACAGGAGATCAGAGAAACGTTTGGACTGAGTGCGCCAAATAGGGCATACAGCCGGGATTTGATACGCAAACAGGAAGAAGCCCGGCGGCAGCAGATTGAAGCCAAGAAACAGGAAAAAAAGCGGTGGAGAATAGAAGTAGACAGATTAAAAGCAGAATCTTCCTTTTACCAGGCGATTCTTGAAGGCGAACATTGCAAACCGTTGAGCTGGACTTGGTGTACTTGCCAAAATCGGTTGACCGTAGCCCAGGGGCTGCTCGATCTGTTGTGTGGGATATATTAAAAAATAGGAAAGGTGGTTGTTGAGCGCCATATGAGAGCCAAAAAAAGTTTTTATGGAAGACTTAAATTTAAGAGATAGTCCTGTTGAACAGCCAATGGGAAATGTACATAAATTATTAATCTATGCTTATGATGCAGACGGAAAACCAAAAAAGATAAAGCAACTCATAAAAAATCATGAGCTTATTATGGAAAATGATCCCAGAATTTCCGGGAAAATTAAATACAACGAATTTTCACATCAAATTTATTTGTTTGGGAGTGTTCCATGGGAGGCAGAAAATAATTGTCGTGCGTGGAGCAGTGGTGATGATTCTGCATTATTTTCTTTAATTCAATGTGATTATGGGTTAAGTAATCGACAGGATTTTTTTGATGCAGTAAAAAATGTTGCTGCGAGACATAAATTCCACCCTATCAAAGATTTACTTGATTCTTTTCGATGGGATGGAGAGAAGCACATAAGGCATTTATTGCCCGATTATCTTGGTGCAGAAAATTCTGATTATAACTATGAGATTATGCGTTTATGGATGACTGGAGCTGTTGCAAGAATCTATCAACCAGGATGCAAATTCGATTATTGTATGATTTTGCAGGGAGCACAGGGAGTTGGAAAGTCTACGCTACCAAGACTAATGGCATTAGATGACAGCTGGTTTTCGGATAGTCTCGACAGTCTTGACACAGATCGAAGCGCACAATCATTAATGGGCGTCTGGATTTGTGAGCTGGCAGAGTTAAAAAGCCTTGCAAGAACAGCAGGCGGCATGGAGAGTGTAAAGAAATTTCTGACCGCAACACAAGACCGATTTCGTCAACCATACGAGAGGCGAGCAGATACATATTTGAGATCATGCGTATTTATGGGGACAACAAACAAAAGTGACTTTTTGAGCGATCAAACGGGAAATCGTCGATTTTTGATTGTAAAAGTTGGAGAGCAAAAGCCAGCGAAAAACTTGTTTGATGAATCTTCCATGGAAGATATACGCCAATCATGGGCGGAAGCTGTTCATATCTGGAAAAATGAAAAACCTACACTTGTACTTCCAGAAGCGTTAAAGCAAGAAGCTGAACAAGCTCAAAATGAAAATATGGCGGATGATGGAAGCTGTGGAATCATACAGGCATATCTTGAAAATCAGACAAAAGTCTGCGCTATTCAGATATGGCAGGAAGCCCTTGGACAGTCGGGAACACCGCCAAAATGGAAAGCCGCTGAAATAAACAGCATCATTTCAAAGGTTCCAGGCTGGGTGAAAATCAAAAATGTTTCACGTTTTGGGACATATGGAAGTCAACGAGGATTTGAAAGAATGCCAACAAACAAGAATGATTTTGTTACTGTTGACACCGAACAGCAAAACGAATTGCCATTTGATTGATTTTTAGTTGAGTTGTTGACGGTGTTGTTACGACAAAAGTTGACAGCTTTGTTGACAGCTCAAACCCTTATATTTACTTACTTTTTACTATATGTCAACATTGTCAACATAAAATAATAAGAAAAAGATATAGAGTAAAAATAAGGGAAAATAAAAAATTTAAAAGTCTTTTGGTAATGTTGACAACTTTGTTGACATGGGTTGGTTGACAGAAAGAAGCCTATTAGAGAGTAAAACATGGATTTCTTCTTATTAGGCTATCGGATAAGGTTCGACCTTGTGTCGAGGAAAGGAGAACATTGGACTTTAAGCAACAATATTTTTCAATTTGGCGAGAAGTTTGGGACTTGCATAAAAAATATCACAATATCCGGGCAGACGATGAGAAAGCGTGGGAAAGGTTAGATCAGGAATGCAAGCAACTTGACCAACAATACAAAAACAAATCAGAACAGAAGTTTGCACAATCGTTATTGCTTGGAGTTGTCGCAGAGCTGGAAAGGAGCAGCAAAGATGCAGGAGAAACAGGAACAACCACGACAACACAGCCTTGATGATTTTATGAGTTGGAGCGAGAAAGTTATTAAGAAAAACAAGAAACGGAAAGGAGATATAAAGCATGAACAAAAGCAAGAAACAGCCGGTATGTTGCATTCCAGATCTTGAGTCAATGAAAGGATTCACAATTGATAAAGTGAAGGAAAAGGGACAAAATGCAGTCATGGAACTTGTAAATCATCATGCAGGGGCAATTATAAAAGTGTATGTCGATCCTGTTTTGTTTGGGACGGAGCTGGTGAAATATACAGAGTGTGGTAATGAGTAGCCGCGACACATAAAGTTGACATCTAAAAAAGACGGGAAAGAGGTGAAAAAATGAGTAATCGAAAATCAAATTATCCGAATGCACAACAACCGGATTTAGAACCCGGGGAAATGGGTGAGCTTATCACTCACATGGAAGAGCTAAGAGCGTTGCCTGCGGTTCGTGAACCAGATGAAGTCAGAGCGCGTGTTAAATGGTTCTTTCAGTGGTGTATTGATGGTGAAGTTCGTCCGGGCGTTGAGATACTAGCTCTATCATTAGGATGCACACGACAAACGCTGCTGAATTGGCAACATGAGGGTGGTTTGCGTGGCGAGGTGATTACTGCTGCAAAACAGGCAATTGCAGCGCTCACAGAGCAATGGGGACTGACTGGTAAGTTGAACCCTGCTGCATTTTGCTTTATTTTAAAAAATCATTTTAACTACAGTGATTCCGTGACTGTTGATACACAGCAAAGTAGACCTGGTATACCAACGCAGACTACTGCCGAGATTGCAGCTAAATACAGAGATATATTAGATCAACCAGAACTGGAACGACCGGAATTGTGATGATTATTGTTAATTTGTCACAATCAATGTCACAATTTGGAGTGATGAACACTGCGACCCCTTATAAACAGGACGGTTTGAGACGCGTTATTACTTTATAAAGAATAAAACAACATATTTTTTTGCTGTGATTCCGCATCTGTGCGGAGGGGTGAGGGATGCCCCTAGGGGGTCTGGTGGGATACCATAGACAGCCGTATTACCCGCCAAACCACTCGAAGCAAATAAAAAGAGCCTCCCAGCACAGGGGTAGCCTCAAAAAAATTTTTTTAAAAACAAAAAGGCAATATTTTGATTACGCAAAACGTTCTATTTTCGATTTTAACGGCATAGGTGGACAATTTACCATTGAAGCGGTTCAAGTCGATTCTAGGGCGAAATACGCAATGAAAATCAATGAAATAAAGCAAGCCTGTATTCACTTATCAGGCAGAAAAGGAGACAAAATGGAAAAATTTAAAAAATATGCAGAAATTCTTAAAGATTTTTCAAAAGATATGGAACTGTGGAAAACGTGTGAGGAAGATGATATTGCAGACGCTGAAAGGAAATATAATCAAAACGCGTTGCCAGAGCAAATAAAAAAGATTAGATCAGAATATGCGAAAAAGTATGCACTTGTTAGAGAGAATGCTTTAACGAAAGTCAGAAACGAAACAAAATCCATAAAACAGAGAAATCAAGGAAAATTTAAACCAGATTTTGTTGATCTGGAACTTCTTAAAGAACTTAATGCCATTAACATGGCAGGAATACCGATGACTGAGAGTGAAATAACAGCTTACTGTAGGCGTGCCCTTGCAAGTCGCAGTTCCTTTTGTGTGAGGGCTGTTCAGAATATTGCGAAAAAGTCAAATATACGTTTGAATGTGCCGACCGAAGACACAGCGGTTCAGGTGATTGATGCAGCCGATAAGCGATTAAGAAAAATCATAAGTATATATGATGGTGAATTCAAATTTGGAGACAGAAACAAAGATCAAAGTTTAATCATGGATTCACACGGCTGGGGTGACAGTGGATTTTTGGGAAGATTAGAAAAAGAATATCAATCAGCTACATTGGAAGATATTAAAATATCTCAAATGAGCAGAAAAGAATTTGAGACAAAAAGCGCAGTTGCACGGGTTGAACAGATGAAAAAACCTGTTGAGTCAGTGGAGATAGGCGAAGATATTGGCATTCGGGCGAAAGATGACGGTTCAAAATCTGTTGCGGCGCAGTATGCAAAAAAATATTCACAGAAGATGCTGCAAGCAATCCCGGAATCGAATCCAGAATTTGAGTAAATTTGGAATAGAGGGCACGCATGGATTACCTGAATGCTTTGATTGTGGAATTTTTCAGAGCCTATAAAATTTCAGAGGAGCATATTGAACAGACTTTTCAGCAAGCAAAAGAAGTTGAAAAGAATGAAATCTTTGCATATTGGTGGGCAGTGGAAAAGTTGAAGAAAGAAACCAGAAATAAATAAAAAAAGACAGAACCCCGTTCGTGTGGGCTGTGCGTGCCAGTCCCACCGGGATTCTGCCATAGAATAGAAAGGTGATCGTTTTATCTGCATTTATTATATCACGTATAGAACAGAAAGGCAACAAAAAAGCCACTGCATGAAGCAGCAGCCTTAATGCCCTAGCGTTGACCCATGCCTTAAGCCTACACCAGCGTAGCTCAAATTACTTGTTTAGTATAGCATATTTAGAACAAATGTTCAAGACTTTGTATCTTATCAGGCATTATTCAGAACACTGGGTCATTGTCAGCAGCTTCACGTTCCATTCGCTGATCTACAGCTTTTTTGATGTAGCCGTTTACGGATTCACCGGCAGCAGTCGCAGCGGCTTTGATAATTTCACGTTTACCTTTTTCGACACGAACTTTGATTTCATCGTAATTGTTTTTCATGTATTTAGCAACTGCTTTTTGCTGAGCTTTGCTTACTTTGCTTTCGTCTGACATGGTGCACCTTCTTTCTAAAAAGTTTGATATAAGTATTTTAATTATATTAAATATTACTATTGGGTACAATATACAAATTACACAAAATAGTAGAAATATATCGGGTACAATATTATGTAGTATGCCTATTGATATATCGGGTACAATATACTATAATATAATCAGTTCAAGGGAACAGATAACAGCCGGGAGAGCCGAAAGTCCCCAATACTTCAAGCCATATACCTGTGAGAATCGCAAATAGGGCATATCAATAGCCAGGAAGATGCTTGAAGGGCTGAGAGACCTTGAAAAGCAAAGGAGGACAGCAATATGAAGTACAATCTCAGCAAGATCATGTTGAAAGCATGGAAGATCTACCGTAAGACAAAGGACATCAGCTTTGCAGAATCATTGCATAGAGCGTGGACGAGTGCAAAGGCTGAGGAAGTAAACAATACTCGCATTGCAGAAGCAAAAAAAGCGGCAAATGTAGCCGAGCCTGTAAATACATGGACTGGATGGAAAAAAGTCGGATATGAGGTTATTCACGGAAGCAAAGCACTGTTTGGTGCAGTCCCGATTTGGGGGAGCAAGGGTGATTCTGCTACTTATAAGGCGAGCTTTTTCGGGAAATCCCAGGTGCAACCGATATGATAGCAGAAGAAGTTTTGAGATACATTCAGCTGGTACATCGAAAAACGTATATTTTAACGCATAATGGTACTGAGTGGCTTCCAGAATACGAGGAAGAGTTACAACAGATTGACCAAGAACTTGCTTTACTTCGTCCCCTGGTGGATGTAGAGCATGACAGACGAAGGGAGCGTAAAGAATGTTTACTTTGACAAATTAATAAAATAGCCCTTACCAGAGCGGCAACTCTGATAAAGGCAAAGTAACCCGACATTCAGCAAAATTGAGGGGCTGTGCGTATTATAACATACTCATTCCCCTCAGACAACAAAAGAAAGGAATGGACAGAATGATACCAGTAATGGACGTTCTTATGATTTTTGCAGGTGGATTTATCACCGGCACAGTATGCAACTATATGCACGGATTAGAGAAGGGAGAATGAAATCATGAATTACACGCAGCTTTATGAAAGCAGAATTACAAAGGAACTTGATAAAAAAGAGGTTTCACTGTGGAAAGACTTTTATAACAATATTCTGCCAGAACGAGTTGAGCAGTTTAAGAAAGTTTACAGAGGAAAGCCACAGAAGTTACAGAAAGCTATTGAAAAACTTGAACAAGATGCAGCTGCTTCGTATCGGGAAGAAATTGACGAACAACTTACAACTATATGCGATGGACTGAGAACACAGGCTTATTTTGATGCATTGAAACAACTTGACTCGCTTTCGGAGGGGGTGCCGGATAAAGCAGACCATCCACAGCCACTTGCGTCTGAGATTATCGCAGAACAGGCAGCAGAGATTGAAAAGCTGAAAGCAGAATTGCAGGATAAACAGGAAAATCTTGATATATGCGCAGGACTGGCAGATCGATATATGTATCGTCAGAGAATTGTGGAGTGTACGCTGAAATTAAAAGATGAAAAACTTCTGAAATGTGCTTATACATATATGAAAAAATTGACTGAGGGGGAAGAATGATGGAACGTTGTACATTAACTCAGCGTCCTTGTCGGAAAGCTATTGCAGAGATTGTCAAGGCAAATAAGAATAGATATTTTTTGCAACGTACTTGCGAAACAGCACGAATTCTCCTGGAAGAAAGTAAAGCAGAATCACGCATGAAGATGTCGCAAGAAGACGGAGATAAATTCTTTCTGATCTGGAATATTTTGGAATCAGATAATGCAGATGACATTAAAAGACTACTCAATTTATCGAACTACTTGCTGTTCAAGAAACACAAAGAAGATACAGCAGCAACGGAGGAATGATGATGAACTACAGAAAAGAAATAGCTGAAATGCTCAGCAAAATTCAGTCAGAAAAGATTTTGAGATACATTTACCTCATTATAGCTGATATTCCGAAAAGGTACTGGAGGTAATGCTTATGAAGTATAAGAAAGAGCTTATACAGCAGATAAATGACAGTGAGTTGATTGAACGCATATATGTTTTTGTAAAAAGATTTGTTCAGAACTGGGGAGCATAAACCAGAGGGCGGCGGCAACTGCTGCCCTTTTGTAATAAAGGAGTTGTGGAAATATGGCAAGAAAAAAGAGAACAGACAGCCGAGGCAGAGTTTTAAAAGTTGGCGAAAGTCAGAATAAAGATGGTCGGTACTGTTATAGATGGTCGGATGCTTTAGGAAAACGAAGTACTATCTATGCCCTTGATTTGGCTGAACTGAGGGCAAAAGAAAAGCAGATTCAACGTGATATAGAAGATGGAATCAGCACAAAGGGCGGTGACATAACCTTAAATCAGTTATTCGAAATCTACATGGAAACAAAGTCAAATATCCGTAAATCAACATATGTGAATTATCGGAACTATTGGAATGTGAGCGTAAAGAATAGCATTATTGGCGAAATGAAGGTTAACCAGATCAAGCAGATTCATATTAAAAGGCTTTATGCTGATTTAAAGCAACGAGGAATAGAAGGTTCATCAATTCAGACCTATCATGTATTAATATCATCGGTTTTTCAATTAGCTGTAGACAGTGATTTGATTCGAAAGAACCCATGTAGAAATTGTAGAAAAGAAATCAAAGTAAATCCAAGCAATAAAAAGGCACTGACAGTTAACGAGCAGCAGAATTTTCTTGATTTTGTAAAAAACAGCAATGTCTATAAAATATACTATCCTATATTGAATTTTGCTTTATCAACCGGGTTGAGAATAGGTGAAATAATAGGTCTACGATTAGACGAAATAGACATGAAAGAAAATGTCATTCACATTCGCCGCCAGTTAATATATAAAGATTTCGGAGACGGTTACAAATTCCATATTGAACCGCCAAAAAGCCAGTCTGGAAACAGAGATGTACCACTTACCAGTGCTGCCAGAGAAAGCCTGATAGAGCAGAAGAAGCTCGATCTGATACTTGCACGCAGGGCAAGGGAACAGGCAGTAGACGGAGTGAAAGGATTTGTGTTTATCAACTCTCGTGGAATGCCGATATTGCCCTTTAATTTCAACAACATGCTCAAAAACATCACTAGAGCATATAATAAGCAAGAAAGCCAAGCAGCGGCTAAAGAACACAGAGAGCCGGAACTGCTGCCACACATCAGCGCGCATATACTAAGACATACAGCTTGTACCAGAATGGCAGAAGCCGGAATTGACCCTAAAGTCTTACAGGTCATCATGGGACATGCGGACATCGGCATCACGATGAATATTTACAATCACACTGATTCAGAACGAATACAGGGTGAAATGAAAAAACTTGAAAATATCATGTAA